TGCTATGCAAATAGGACTTAATCTTGCGTGTTGGTCTTGGTCAAATTGCCTTGTTGCTTTGCCATCACCAGTCCATTCCCATTCTTGTAAATAAGTTTGACCATAATTTTGTAAAGGTAATAATCCTTCATAATTTATTAAAATGTGTTCAAAGCCAGCGTCTTTAATGTGGTCAACACATTGTTTTAGGCTGTATTTTTTGTAATCGCAGCAAATAACCGCTACTAAAATTTTGTTGTTCATGTTGTTGTGTTAATATCCTAATTCGTGTTTAACTTTATCTTGGTTCAATTGCCTTTTACAATATAAAGTGCCTCGTAAATGCTCACATTCTTCTTGTATCTTTTGTCTGCACCTTCTTATTGATTCTGCGTTTGTAAGTTTTCCTGAGGCGTATAGTTCCAAGAATTTAAACTTATCATCTACGCCTTGACTTTCATAAAACCAAACATTAGCAGTTAACTTTTCGTCTGAATCCCGCAAATGTGGGTACTTTTCCAATAGGTTTTTAACCTTTTCTTTAATTGTAAAGTTAATCATGTTAGTTAGTTGTGTTTAGCAAATGTACTATTTATTTTTAAAATGCAATAATTATTTTTATATGGTAGAGTTATTTGCTTTCTCAATCGTGTTAAGTTCAGCCTCTAATCTATCAATTTCGGTTGCTGCTAATATCAATGCTGCCTCATTATCTTTGTTCTTTTTACGCCAGTAAAGTTCTTGCAAGTAAATAGAGCCAATGTAGTCAAATACTTTCTTTAGCGTTTGAATGGTCTTTAACGCATTAACTTTCCTTTCGCCTTGTAATGTATCTACCTTGCTACTAAAATCGTTTATAACCGCTCTTAAATCGTTTAGAATGGATATTGCAGTTTCTTCTTGCCTTTCGTGTGCTAATAATCTTCGAGTGGTAAAATATAACTGCTCAAGTGTTTCGGTGTATTTATCTTCGCTCATAAAAGTTCAAGTTGCTTTGTATTTGATTTATTTATTATGCCTCGTGCCGTATTAAATATTGTTAGCCCTGCCTCATAATCTACCAGGTTACGAGCCATTTTAGTAGTACTTTGTTCCCCTTTATACTTTTTAAAATCATAATCATGAAATTTACATAAAACTTCAATTTCATTTTCCATTTGGCAAAGAATTCCGTCTAATTTTCTTTCACCTAAATTATTAGGTAAATTAAAATTTGTCCAATATAAATGTCTGCCTCTTTTTTGAGCAGGTATTAGTGGCTCATAATATGGAATTACATTTTCAACAACATATTTTCCTTCAAAAAAATTATCTAAAAAAATAACTTCTTCATATAATTTCATATCTGGATAAATAAATTTAAAAGTTTCTCTATTTTTTTGACTTATTCTTACTTTACTATGACTTGGGCAAGGTGGAGAACTCCAAATAAAATCAAACTCTTTAAAATGGTCTAATAAATATTGATGTGCATCTGCTATAATTACTTTATCATTTGGGAATCTTTCCTGGTACAATCTTGCCGCTTCAGGGTCTAATTCAACTGCGGTAACTTCGCAATCTGTCCATTTGTATCTATTACCGCCTAAACAAGCGTATAAATTTAATACTTTAAAAGGTTTATTTTGTGTCATGTTAAAAAGGTATTATATCGTGATTCATTCCTGCTATTCCTATAAACTCGCCTTGTTGTTTTGCTTTTAAACCTTCGCCAGCATAGTACATTTTACTTTCAATCGTTTCTCTATATCTTGACTTTCGGTAATCAAATTCAAGTTCCTCCATTAGTACTTTTACTTTTCCGATTGTATCCGGCTTAACCTTGCAAAAGTAAATATCAACTGTCTGTTTTGTTCGGTCGGGATAGTCAACTGAGATAATAACCTTGCCATTTGAGTTCCACGCTGAACCGCCTTTAATGTCATCCGCATCAGGAACTCTGCGTTTAGGTTTGCTTCCGTTTTGGCTATTCATAAACTCCATTTTCTTAGGATGTGCAATAGTCATAAAGTGTCTATTTTTTAGTTCAGCTAATTCATTACGATAGCTTAAAATGTAATCTAAGTACAAATCTTCACGCCCTCCATAAGGTGACATATCATGGAACAAGTTTTTCCAACTATCAATAAAACAAGTGTGAACTATTCCGTTAACATCCTCGTAATCGGTTGTAAATTGCCATAGTTCTTCAGGCATAATAGGCTTTTTTGCATCCTCTTTGGTAGCTATTAAGAAGTGTGTGTCAATCCAAGCACTGGCGTGTATTACCTCCGCATTAGTTATTGAATTGTCATAGCCCCTAAATGAGCGTTTATAGTACTTTACAAATAACTTTCTCCTTATTTCGTTGTAGCTTCCAATATCGGGAGCGTATAGTAGATGTCTTATTCCAAAAGTTTCTGATTGATAAAACAATAACTCTAAGGCAAATTCAGTCTTTCCGCTATGTGGTAACCCAGTTATATCCGTAACGCCATCCATTGCGAATCTAAACACGCCATTGAGGCACTCAAATCCTGCATAGTTAGTTCTTGCACCGCCTGTCTTATGATAAAGTTCAAAGTCTGAACGCTTTTTATTTGGGTCGATTATCTTTACGTTCATAATCCGTTCCTTTCGTTAAACATTCTTAGTCTGAACTCCCTTTCCGTTTCTTCTTTGGGTGAATCTTTTATTTCGGGTTTATCGCACCTGCTTATCCACCCAGCAATAGCATGAGGTAAAGACTTCATTTTCTCTTTGCCTACTTTCCAACCTTTAGAACCATAGAAATTATAAAACTTTTCTGCTTCTTTCTTTGCAGATGAATTAGACCAATTATATTCAGTCTTTTCTAAAAAGATTTTTTCAACTTCTTGTAATGAAGTTTTGGATATATCCTTTATTACATTATCATTTTCCTTTTCATTATCGGCTTTTTTGGGTTTACTAAAACCCACTGGGTTTTTTGGGTTATCTTGGGTTTTTGGTCTACCTCCATTTAACCCATTGGTTTTGTTTCTATTAACTACTTTTAAATACTTTTCATTATCAAGTCTAAATTGATTTTTAAAGAATTGAAAAGCCATGTAAACCCTACTTGTATTAGGTGGTTCAATTTGATTAATTTGATACAAAAAAATGTATCTAAATAATTGCCCTAAGTCTTCATCCGATAATTCGGATATAGGCTCATAAAAAGCCTTGTAAATTACAAATGATTCTTTCATTGTCAGGATTTTAATTTGCAGGATAAAAAATAAGTAGGAAAGGTTCCTGCAACCTTTTACGCCCATGCCTGAGCAACCCACCACAAATATAAAGTATTAATTAAAACTTTGTTCAAGTTTTCTTTTCTTTTTTATTTCTTTAAATTTACCATAAGCATCGGAAAATGGTTGTGTTTGACCTAAACCTTTACACCAATAATCATTTCTTAATAAAACCTTACACATCCTACGCCAAGAAGGAACCCAACACTTGTTTTCCAAATCTTCTGGAGCCTCATCTGGTATAGTATAATAACCTCTATCTTGCCAACCTTTAATAAATTTAACAAATCTTTCTCTATAATGCTCTCTTGTTTTTGCTGGCATTGTAGATAGTAAAAGGTTGCAAAAACTTTCCCATGTGTGTCCTTCTGGCTTATATATTTTATTATACCCAGATATATTTCCGTTTTCTTGAACGTATAATGCGCCACTATTTACACCATTTACCCTTGCTATTAACTTAAACCAAGTATCAGGTTCTAATATGTGATATAACCATAGACCACGCCTTTGGTCATCACCATAAGGTTGGCATAATCTCTGTTGGCTTATTTTAACTCCAGCCATCATCATTTTATCATAAATTTTATTATGAATTAAATTATTGTATTTGCCGTGAAAAATCCAAATATCCTCTGTTTTCCAATCGTAAATAGGATAAATGTTAAAAAGTTTACTTGAAACTTTTGTTGACCATTTCCAATTATTAAACATTAAACCATCTTTTCTACTTACAATTGCTCTATATCTATGCAAACTTTCATCTGCTCTAATTCCAATAAATGCAGCCGTATTTTTGCCTTGTGAATACCACTCTCCAAATATTACCATAAACTCCTCAAATTCCATTTTAGGCTGGTAAAAATCGTATTGGTTCAAGTCGCTTGCAAGTTTTGGTTTTGGTCTTACCCAAACATCTTTTTTTGTTTCATCCCAACATACCCATCTTGGTTCATAATTACTAACTGCATTTCTTAATAATAATTCAGCACAGACCCAATGCAATTCAATGTTATCTTTATACATTTCAATCATTTGTTCAATATGTATAATAGTATCATTATATTGAGCCTCTAAATCAATTATTAAATAACCTACTTTAACATTTCTTTTTTTAGCTTCTTGTAATACTAAATGCGACATAACACTTGAATCTTTTCCGCCAGAAAATGAAATGTATATTTTTTCAAAGTTGTCAAATACTTGACTTATTCTTTCAATACTTGCCTGTAAAACAGACTTATCGTTATAAACTTTAGTTGCCATATTAATAAATATTTACTTGTCTACCAATTGATAATGCTTCTTCTATTGTTAATGGCTCTCTATTGTATTTTACCATCCAATTATTTAAAGCATCTAACGCTATTAAGTTAGCCTTGTCTTGTTGCTCAGGTGACAATAAATTAAAACCAGCGCAATATTTAGATGGGATTCCAGTTGCATAACACATAGCTGCTTGACCTAACCAAGCAATTCTATTCATTGCTTTATTTGTCAAATAATGTTCGCATGAATTAATCCATTCGTTAATAACTCCATTTAAGCCTATTCTAAAACTTTCTTCATTTGATAAAAATTCAGCATACTTTTGCTCGCATTGGTCGGCTGTTAAACCAGTAAATTTTGATGCGTAAAATCCAGCTTTATGACATTCCCATTTATCAAAAGTGTGAAATATTCTATCTGGGTCACTTGTGTTTGTAGTTCTATAATGTTCTACTTGTTCATCTGTTAAGTCATCTGTTAATACTTCATATTCGGCAATTGAATCCGAAGACTCCCATGATTTACTAAAATCATCATCTTTAAAAATATCTTGTAAACCAGTAATCTGGCATAACCTTAATATTTCTTCTTCATCCATTCCAAGTTCCCTAGCAATTCTTTCGTTTTTCCAATTTCTATTCTTTAATTCTAAAATAATTTCACTCATTGCGTCAACTTGATGTTTTCCCCTTGCTCTATTATGCCTAATTGTAGAAGCAATCCTATCGTTTTTGTCGCTTTGTTCTTTTCTAATAATAACCGTTGGCGTGTAACCTTTAACTCTTTCTCTAACTATTTTTGATTCTTTACTTACTCTAGTTCTGTGAAATCCATCTACTACCTCTATTTTGCCATTGTTAGGAAAAGTTACAACTGGTTGCGTATATCCATCATTCATAATAGATATTTCAAGTAATTCCATTTCTGGTGGTGCGACTTTGTTTGGATTGTAATCATTTGCTACTACATTTTCAGCTAGAACCCATTTAACAAAATCTACTGGTTCGTTTTTAAAAGGTGAATGGTAATGAATAAATTCTCTTAATTCATTAATTACGTTAACTTTTTGAGGAAATTCTAAATGACTTAAAACATTGTCAATGTTTAATTTTAAATTTTCTAATTGTTGTGTTTCCATGTGTTTTTGTTGTTAGTGTGTTTGCAAATATAGTTTTTAATATTAAATATCAAAATAATTATTTAATTATATATATTTAATTGAGCATTATACTTAGTTCTTAAAATAATTCTTTCATCTGCGGTTCTTGGCAACTTAGCCGACTTGTTTAACTCAATTAACTCCTTTACTATCTTTTTAGCCGTTTTCGTGCGTTCTGCGAGTTCATCTTTGTTTAGCTTAACACTTGGGTAGATTACGTTTAAATCGTCAATATAAGCCATCTGAGAATCGCCAAAGGTGTAAACTATTCCTTCTCGATAATTAACTAAGTTACCTGACTTTTGGTTATTACATTGAGCGCACTGGTTAAAATTGTTGTGTAAATTAAATCTAAGATTATCCCAACCACCAACACTTCGATAGTGACCTGCTTGGAACTGACCATAATTAATACCACAACTAATGCAAACGCAACCTTCATCTATTAGCCTCACAATCTTGTTAACCTCGATTTGAAGTTCTTTTTTGTACTCACCAAGTGTCTTTAGAGATTCCTTTAATTTTAGGTTTAGCTTCTTTTTTTCTACTTCTTTCTGTTTGGTTTTTGCTGCACTTACTTTTAGCGCACATTGCAAACCGCAAACGGACTGAATTGAGTTGCTTGGCTCAAAGTTTTTACCGCAGTTTTTACACTTTTTCATAGCTTTTTTAATTCCTCATCCAAACCATCCAAAACGCCCCACATACTTTCTTGAAGTAACTCCCAATCCTTTGACTTAAATCTCGGGTCACTTAATAGCGTTTCATCAATCTGTTTAATAAAGTAGTTTATTTTCGGTTTAGCCTCTTTAATAACTGCGATAATATGCTTGTTGTCAATTACATTTCTACATTCCCAAACTGTCTGCATTGCCTCGCTGGCTGCTTTACTGCACATATAAGCCATTAAAAGGTTTTGAATGATTGTTCTTTCGGGTATTATTTGTTTATTCATTGTTTTTGTTTTTATTAGGGCATAGCCATTAGTTATAAGCCATTTTTGAAATACTCCCAATTATTACTTATTGCCCTCATCCATTCTTTACACTCAAACCTTAATCTTTGCCTGTCTTGTTCTGCCATTAATCCAAAGTCGTGCCTATAACTCAAACACACATTATCAATAAATGTATCTGAATTAAAACGGCTTATAACAGCACCTAAACAAAGTGTATCACTTTCTTTTTCTGTATTCATAATTTTTTTTATAATAGCGTTTCAATTTGTTTAATCCTATCAATAAATAACATATCCTTGCAGTCTAAATAGTCTTGAATCTTCTTTTTAGCGTTTAGAATAGTTGTGTGGTCACGCCCGCCCATTCTTAATCCGATTGCTTGTAATGTGCTTTGAGTGTGCTTGTGAGCCAAATATGCTGCACAATGACGCCACCATAGTATCTCTCTTTCTCGATTACTTCCAAATAGTTCACGCTCTGAATAACCGCTTATTTTGGTGACTGCCCAAATTATTTTATCTAAAGTAATTTTGTGTTTATTGAATCCGTGTACTCGCACGTAGAAGTTTGGTTTAGATATTAGTTGTGTCATTTAATCCTTTTCCCTTCAATATAAGTCCTATTGTGTAATTCAATTAATTTCTTTGCCATTGCTGCTTCTATGTCCTCTAAGTTAAAGCCAGTTAAATGTGCTGCTTTAAATAGTAGTAGGAAACAATCGGCTAATTCCTCTGCTTGTTCTGCTTTGCCTTTTAAAACAATCGCCTCTCTAAACTCCCAAATTTCGTCACTTCTTAGTTTCATTAGCACGTTTAGCCAATGCTCATCTCCAAAAGTGTCCTTGCTCCATTGGATGTACTCGTCAATTAGTTCTTGATTCATTGTGTGTTTGTTTATGGCAGTAAGCAGTTGCCCGCCTACCGCCGTGTTAATTTAGATTTTCCAAGCCTTAACCGATGTAAACCACTTACCATTATACTCTCTCGATTCTATATTGATTGAGCAAGTAATGGTTTGCCCGATTGAATAGTCTTGCAGCCTACTTAAAGCCTTTTCGCTAACTTCCACTGCTATTTGCTTTGGATAAGCATCTGCCGTTTCTATGATAATCGTTTGTTTTTGCCAAGTTTTGCCTGACTTGCTTTCGCCTGATTCAATTGGTAGAATCTGTTTTAATACGCCTTGTACTTCCATCTGTTTTTTTTAATTAAATATAGTTTTTAAATAGTTTCTTGCATCATTTACCCTCTCGCCTATCTTTGCATTGGTAGCCTCAGAATAATCAAATTGAAAGCGTTTAATTCGGTTTTCTTTTGGTATGTGTACAAATTTGTCAATAGCCCTTTTAACGTATTTGTCATTTAAATCAATTGGTGCTTGTTTTAAAAATTTGTGAAAATTATCTTTATCAAAATAGCTGTTAACTACCATTTGAATCGCTACCGTATCCGACAAATCGCCACCATACATATTAGATTTGCGCTCCAATTCTTGAAGCATCATGTGTTCGGGCTTGTCAGTGAGGCAATAAATTACACTTGCTTTTGGCTTTTCGTAAAGTTGCATATAGCCTCTTAATTGCCATTCGTAATTCTTACCTCCACCAGAAAATGAGTCTAAAAACGTAAATCTATCCCAACTGCATTTTACATCCACAATTTCGTTTGAATCTTCAATATCACATTCGCCAGTAATAAGGTCATTTGTCATTCTTACATCGTTTTTAACAAAATTAGCTTGCAACACATCGTTTACTAAAGTAATTGCCTCAGATTCGTTAAAAATGCCCTTTTCTAAGTATTTTGACTTTATTTCACTTGTTCGATTTTCAAACATTTCAATGTAGGAATGAATTGCTCGTTTTTCACCAGTTAATCCTAAACCCTTTGCACCCATTAAATCCCCTAATGAGTGACATCTGAATATTAAGTTATCTATCATGCCTTTTTGTTTAATACTCGCACTACATCCATAGATTCGCCAAATGCTCTTTCTTGTTTAACGGCTATAAATACAGATTTGCCAATCCAATCTTCGATAAACTTTGAGCCTAATACTACGCTAATCATTTTCATGTTGGTAGCGTTTAAAATCATTGGTTTGGATGCGCCTTTAAAGTGACAAATGGCTTTTTTCTGTTTTTTACCACCATCGCCAATAACTTCCACATCTTGCTGGATGCGGTCAATTGTAACCTTATATTCCTTGTTTGGTTCAAGGTCATGGCTGCCTAAATAGATAGGATTGAGCAGTTTTTTAAAATGGGTTTTAGTTTCCATTTGCTGCCTCCTTTAATTCTAAGATTTCAATTTCTTTTTCCTCTACTTGTTTTTTAGCGTTTTGCCACCAACGGATGTAGTTTTCCGCATCTCTTTTTAGTGTCAAGTTTTCTCGCACTAATTCTAAAATAATTTGTTCGTTAGTCATATTGTTGTGTTTAAAGTGTGTGCAAAAATAATAATAGTTTTCTAAATTGCAATAATTATTTACAAATGTGGGTCAGTTAGTTGAATTATGTCATTACCGCCGTGAGTATCAATCTCAATTGGCTTGACTATGTTGTATAGTTCTGACTGATAACTGGCAATTATTGACCTTAATTTAGCGGTTATTATATGCCTTTCTATTGTGCATCCATTGGCGATTATTTCATCTGCGGTAGATTCGATTAGTTTGTATGCTTTCATAGTCCTCTAATATGCTCAAAATGTTCAATAAGTTGTGCGTTAAGTTCTTTTTGCCTAACAACCCAAATAGCTTCTATTTCGCTTTCTAAGTGTTTTAAGCCGCAACTTATAGCAATTGAAATTAGTTGTTCTATATCTATTCTATCC